GCATTCATTGGTCAGTGTGGGCATGAGTGCGGTAACTTTAGAACCCTTGAAGAGAACCTCAACTACAGGGCTGAAACCCTGATGAAGCTATGGAAGGCAAGGTTTCCAACGATGGAGATTGCCAATCAGTATTCCAAAAATCCTAAGAAGATTGCAAACAAGGTGTACAGCAGTCGCATGGGAAACAGGGATGAGGCATCTGGTGACGGGTATCGGTTCAGAGGCCGTGGGTGTATCCAGTTGACAGGCCATGCAAACTACTTCCATGCTGGTCAAGCCTTGGGAGTTGACTTTGTGATGGAGCCTGACCTTGTGGCAACGCCTAAGTATGCGGCACTCACTGCTGGTTGGTTCTGGTCAACCCACAATTGCAACAACCTTGCTGAAGCTGCTGATTGGGTTGGCTTGACCAAGAAGATCAATGGTGGAACTATTGGTCTAGATGACCGAATCAAGCACACTAACGAGGCTTTTGCGGTGCTTGGTTCTTGAGTTTTCCACGATTGAATATCTTGTGTTTCTTGAAGAAGTACAAGATAGCTTGGTAAGCAACGCCAAACCTTTTAGCAATCTCTTTCTTACTAACACCATCTTTCCATAGCGTTATGGCTCTGGACTCGCTGATTTGAGTGGGTTTCCTGCCACTTCCAGGTCTTGCCCCACCCTTAGTCTTCATTCAAGGCCATCCAAACCATGATGCAAACTCCTCCAATGGCTAGTGCAATGCCTAGAAATCCTATAGCAAAGATAGTGAAGATGGTTTCGATCACATGACCCCCCGCATTTCCCACCCCGCAATAAAATAGTTCCATCTGCCTTGCATAGCAGGATTGGTGTACTTGTCTCCATCCATTGCTAGATCAGAATATGTGTAGCCCTTTGATGACATTAGGGCGTGGAATACTTGTCGAGATTTCATGTTAATCCTTTGGTGGTTTGCAAGTGTGAATGGTGATTAAGTCTGGTGTGCGCTTACCGCATCGTGAGCAAAAGTTCTGCTCTGTGCGCTGTGGTGGGTGGGTGTAGTAACGCCTGAGCATCCACTCCATAACATCACGAGATATAAAATTCCGTGTGTTTTGATAGATTTCTTGCTCAAGGTCTTCTAATGTCGGCACAGGCTCTTGCTCTGGCTGTGCCAATGCTTCTTTGATGGCGGTGATGGCGGGGTGTAAATAAATTGCGCCATCGGGAGTCATCACACATTCAAGTCCACCATAAATGTTGCAAGCCTCCAACGCCTCAAGCGCCAGCTTCAATGCTTCTTTGTCAGTCATGCTTCTTGCTCCAATGGAATATCACGCCATTCGCCAATAGTCTGATTTTCTTCAATTCCCCACCATTGTTGAAGAATGCGTATTTGGGTTTGCTCATAACGAATTACAAAGCGAAATCTTGTCGTTGGTTTCATTTCTTCATTCCTCTTACATAAGCCGCAAAAGACTGCACTGTGTCTCTGCCAAATGCACCAGCAAATTTGTCTATCTCACGGGCGACTTCTTCAATCACTTCATTCCTGGCATTGTTCTCAGCGTATCTAATGATCTGATGCTTGCGTGAACCTTGCAGACCCCAATCACCTTGGCGCTTTGCAAGTTCATCAAAAGCCTCGTCTTCAGGTTCTTTCATCTGCAATCTCCTGATCGTTACGCTGGATTTCATGCTTGAGATATGCCAAATCAGCATAGGACAACTCGTCTGTTATGTCCTTAATTTCCAGGTTGAAGCGCATCCACTTGACTGTTTTCTCACAATATGAGAGTAAGCCAACAGAGTCATCACCTTCATGCCATTGGTAATCAACCTCAATGCGGTCAATATCTGGATTGAAGTCATCGTCCACCCACTCAAAAGGCACAAATTCAATTGTTGTCATGTGTTTCTCCTATCTGTTCAATGTCTTGTGCGGCGAGGAGGGCATCCAAGGCCACAGATTTAAGGATTACAAGGGCACTCTCTGGCAAGGATGGATTGAGAGCCTTGTGAGCCTCAATATCCTGCCAGAAAGCGTTTAAACGATTGGTTTGTTGTTGGTTCATGCGTCAATTCTGCCTTGTCTGACAGAGATTGGAATAGGGATTTACCCTAGCTTACGCATAACCCTTTGGAGTCGCCCAGAAACGCCTTTACGGGTTCCAATGACCTCAATGAAGCCCTTGTCAATCAGCGCCTTGTATCGGGCTGTAACAGAGGAATAGGGCAGGAATGGTAGTTTGGCAAGTACATCATCTGAGATACAACCATCTGGGCCATAGGCGGCAATGGTTTCATACACCAGCGACTCCATCTTTGTGGTGTCGATTGCCTGTGCTGCTTGGTGGGAAGTGGCAGGGTCTTCTTTGCGAGACAGTTTAAACGGCGCAGTTCCAAAGAACTTCTCGACTGCACCACCAAACCAAGATTGATCTAATTTTGTCATCATCAACTCCTATTAAATTGGGGCCGTAGCCCCGTGAGGTTTATCAAAAGGGAATATCGTCATCCGCATAAACTATCTTTTTTGGATTAGCTGCTGGTGGCTGTGCATCCTTGGGATTGACCGCCAATCCCATGAACTTGCCACTCTTACCCTCTTTGATCCATGCTGAGAGCCAATATTCTTGACCATCAACAGTTATGTTACCTTTGTAATCAGGAGAAGTCTCCTTGTCCTTTTTGTCGTTGCGGAACAAAACTCCACTGTTGTCTTTCTTTTCCATATTAGCCTTTCAATGATTCGCCATGTTTCTTCAAAGCACTACGCACATTACTTGGAAGCAATGCCCACAGAGCCACCTTTTCCTCCTGGTCATGGATTCCCAGGTATTCCTCATAAGCACCGATCAAATCGCTTGCCTCGAATCTATCTTGAACAGCAATCGCAACATCTGCAATGATGTTTTTTCTGTCCTTGGAGACAATAGCGCCATCTGTTGGCTTGATAACAGCTTCACCTTCTGGAATGTCCTCTCCAGCATAGATGTACAAGCCCAGACCATGCAATGACAAAGCCTTGGTCATGCAACGCATGATGGCAGTGTTGATAGCAAATGCGTCTGGGGTTGGGATTGCCTTGTTGCGATAGTCCATCACAGGCAGTTGGCAGGTCATTGGCTTGCCAAACATAGTGACAGTTACAAATACCATTGCAGTGCCGTTAATGTCCATGAAGCACTTGTCTCCAAACATCTCCACCTTGTAGGTTGCGTTTGCATCAGCTTTCAAAGCCTCTGCCCACGCCCACGCCCATGAAAGGTATGTGAGATTGTTTTTCTTCTCTGTGTGCTCGTTGACGTTCTTTTTCAGCAACTCGTTTATGCGCTCACTGCGGTCAACGAAATAGCCGTTTTGCTCTGGTTTTGGCGAAAGAACTAACGCCTCTTTATCGTACTTTGTATTCACTTGGGACTCCTGTTAAAAAGTGAGATTTAATTTTGTCAGACTTTGTTGAGAATTCTATAGGTGTTTTCCCTAATTTGCTCTCCTTGTGCTTGTGTTATCCACATGGTCAGCATAGTAAGTTCATGCTGGATTGAAGTAATGTCACCCGTGAACCCGCCGTAGTTTTTGTTTAGGCACTTGTGGGACAGTTCCTTGGTCTTGTTTTCGATTGCCATCAGCATTGTGCTGTAGTCGTTGAAGTCGCTCATGTTTTGCCTTTTCAAATGTTTGTGAAATGTCTGTGTTTGCGTGATTGATATACACAAATCTAGGGTCTGTGATTGAGACTGATGGGTAAGTCATCCTTGCTGGAATTTTCTTTCTCTTTTTCTGCGATATATCTGAGTTGGGAAGTGGTGTCCAAATCTCGAAATAGGATGCTATCGCCCTGAATGCCGTCTTCAGCAGAACAATCGGACTCATGTGATAACTCATCTGTATATTCCTTAATAATGTCTTGCAGTCTGGATTTCATTTTCATGTTGTCCTCACTCATCAAACATTTGTTGAAAAGGGCCATCCATTTTAGCTTCCATGATCTTGCGCTCATCAAGTGCCTTTTGCACTCTCTCAATTCGCAGATTCCTGTAGGCTTGCAGTTCTTCAATGTCATCTACCCAAGCTGTCTTGACAACATCAAACACTCGCAGTTCAGCCCTGCGGCGCACCTTGAGTTCTACTCTGTTCATCACGATGCTTGCAACATCTTCAGCATGATTTGCTTTAATGGCTTCTACCAGAGCAACGCTATCTGCAATGGCATCAGCAATGTCATCTGGGTCTAACTCCTGGACAATCGCCCAGCACTCGTATTTAAATCTTTCTTCATCGGTTGGCATTTGTAACTCCTGTTGACCACTGCAAAAAACGCAGTGATAGGACTGTCGCACAGAAAAAAGATGCGTGGAATAGGTGTTTTCCCTAGTGCATAAAACTATAAAACCCATCATACTGAGGTTTTTGGAGACAAGCAAATGCGTTTAAACCTCACCCATCGAACCTTGCTCAAGCGCCTATCAAGTGGCCCAAGGACAATGCTTGAGATGACCCACAGCCACACAGACAACAACTCTGTCAGCTTTCACTATCAAAGGTACTTGCCTGAACTGGAGAGGTTTGGGTATGTTATCAACCATCAAGAGAAGTGGCACTTAACCGAATATGGGCGTATGGAGATGAACAGGGCCATCAGTGGTGCTGCCATGAGAATTGAGAATGGTTCTGTCAAAGAAATCTATGATGGCAAGGAACTGCGTAGGAATGTGTTTCGCAGGGGTTGTTATGACTTTCTGAAGTATCCGAGTCGCTTTGGCGACAATCTTTTTTATCACAAAGGAGCGCAAGCATGAAAAAGGCAATTATTGGGGTTTGGTTGAGTTTGGCAGTGACTATGGTTTGGGCATCGTGTACGACTCACACCATCATGTCGGGTGGGCGAATCGTCACCTGTACAACCTGCTGTTATGGCAGTAATTGCACAACAAACTGTTTTTGATTACAATGTTTGGAAACACGGCTAGTCTGGAAGTCATGAGCCAGACGAAAAGCGAGCCTCCCCGCCTGCCGATCGTTTCCTTTCAGTGGAGGACAGCGAAGGAAAAACTATGCCTACTAGGTATCTAAAGCCTGGGATTCGTGACAGCGAATCTATCGACAAATTATCCCCACTTGCAGAGACATTGTTTTACAGACTGTTAGTAACAGTCGATGACTTTGGTCGTTTTGACGCAAGACCTGCCATGATTAAGGCAAACTGCTATCCGATCAAAGAATCAATCACGATAAACAAGTGCAAGGACTTGCTGATTGAACTAAAAGATTCTGGACTGATACTTATTTATCAAACTGAATCCAAAACTACATTGCAAATGTGCAAATGGGACAACATCCCAAGGGCAAAAGAAAGCAAGTACCCAGACATGGATGGCAGTTGCATACAGTTGCATACAAGTGCAAAGCATCCGTATACAGATGTACCTTTAACCGAAACAGAAACTAAAACAGAAACTAAGACTAAAACCGCTGATGCGCCTATCGGCGTTTCACAATCTGTTTGGCAGGAATTCGTAAATCATCGAAAGTCAAAGAAAGCCCAGGTCACTCAGTTGGTGATTGATGGAATCCAAAAGGAAGCTGACAAGGCTGGGTTTAGCCTTGAAGATGCTTTGAAGGAAGTAGTTGTAAGAAATTGGCAAGGTTTCAAAGCTGAATGGGTTTTACCAAAGCCCACCTTTGGCGACATGGCAAGGGTATCTGTTGCACCCGTTCAAGGCCGTGATCCAGCGTTACTCAAGCTGGATGAAGACAAAAAGCACACAGGCCCACCACCGCCAGAAATCATGGCACAAATCAGAAATGCGTTAAAAGGAAAAGTAACATGACAGAGCAACAATTCGAGCAAGCAATGGATGATTATCAGTTGGACAACCAATATGCAGAGTTCATCATGGAAAACCAGACTGTTGGCAATGGTCATGTTTTGACCAAGCTCATGGAAAGAGAGGATTATTACGATGCCTTCAAAGAAAAGATGGTCACCCAATTTGAGCCACAGCATGAGTGGATTGGGTTGACAGAAAAAGAGCACACCGAAATTGCTATTGAATGCGGTTGTTTGAGTGCTGATTGGGTTTTCTATGGCGCAACAGTTGAGCGAAAACTAAAAGAAAAAAACACATGAAGGTTTTGCCCATAAAGCCTTTTGAGGCTGAACCTTGGATTATGAAAAAACATTATGCCAAGCGGATGCCTCAAATAATTCATGCTTTTGGTTTGTATGACACAAGGCTAGTTGGCATCGTGACTTATGGGTTGCCAGCTAGTCCTTTCCTGTGCATGGGTGTTTGTGGGCCAGAAAACAAAGACATTGTTTTGGAGTTGAACCGCCTTTGCATTGAAGATGGGCTGAAAAATGCCGCATCTATGCTTGTCGGTCAAAGTCTGCAAATGTTGCCAAAGCCAAGCATTGTGGTTTCCTATGCCGACACTGAGATGAACCATGTTGGATATGTTTATCAGGCAACAAACTTCATTTTCACTGGAACAACAAAAGAACGAACAGACATGGCTGGTCTTGATGGTAAGCATTCAAGGCATAATTTTGGAGATTCTGAAAATAGAATAAATCGCAGTGCCAAGCACAGATATATTTATTTTGTTGGAAGCAGAAAACAAAAACAGACCTTAAAAGACCAGCTGCGTTATGAAATCCACCCTTACCCAAAGGGAGAATCGGAAAAATATAACGCTGGTAATTCTGTAAAGACTCAGGAGTTATTATTCACATGACCAAAGATGAAATTATTGAAATGGCTGACAAGGCAGGATTTTTTATTAAGGACAACGAAGCGTATAGCCCATCCGTCCAAGAAGATCACGAATTAACATCTTTTCTTGAAGCCTTTGCCAAGCTGGTAGCCGCAGCAGAGCGCAAGGAATGGGCGCAAGAATTTGCGGAAATGGGAGAATGGACTTGTGTTCACATCATGGAACAAATAGATAAATAATAATATGAACAAAACACAAGCCCATCAACTACTTGACCAAAGAAAAAATGGATTTGCCATCCCACTCTACATTGTCAACAGAGCCTTACTTGTATCAGGAGACATTAGCATGGCTTGTTTACCTTGCCAAGCAATCGGGCTGGAAAGCACAGGCATGGCACAGAGCCAAGGAACTGGAGTCATGCCCTACGGGTCTGTGGAATGGGCTAAAAATGGATTTAGTCAACAAAATGAAAGAACACAATGAATCCATTTCTGATAAATGAGCCAACTTGCATCAGTTTTTCAGGTGGGCGCACATCGGCTTATATGCTTTACAGGATTTTAGAAGCTCACCAGATGAGCTTGCCAGAGGAGGCTATTGTCTGTTTTTGCAACACAGGAAAAGAGCATGAATCCACTTTGGACTTTGTGAGAGACATAGAAAAAGAATGGAATGTGCCGATTGTTTGGCTTGAGTACACAAGAAATCCACAGAAATTCAAGGTTGTGAATTACAAAACAGCCAGCAGGAATGGTGAGCCATTTGCAGAGCTGATCGAGCAGCGTAGTTTTTTGCCAAACTCAGTCATGCGGTTTTGCACCACAGAGTTGAAGATCAACCCTATCACGCGTTACATGGCTTCAATTGGGCATGATGAATTTCAAACAATGGCAGGGATTCGGGCTGATGAACCGCGCAGGGTTGCCAAACTGAGGGACACATTACACGCACCCTTGTCGATTGCAGGGGTTAACCAAGCCGATGTTCAGGCTTTTTGGGCATCAAACACCTTTGATCTTGGGATTGAGTTCAGAGACAAGGTGACACCCCTTGGAAACTGCGATTTATGCTTTATGAAGGGCGCATACCAAATTATGAGCATCATTCAACAAGAACCAAGTCGAGCCATTTGGTGGGCAGAGCAAGAAAAGAAAATAGGCGGCAGGTTTTCCAAAGACAGACCCGACTACACCCAGATGATGAATTTTGGAAAGAATCAATCCGATATGTTTAACCAAGAAGAAGAAACAATCGCTTGTTTCTGCGGAGATTAAATGACTATTTACCTTGGGCTGGATCCGGGTTCCATTAGCGGCGCAGTTGGTGCATTGGATGCAAATGGGGATTATTTGGACTCTTTTATGATCGAGCATAAAGATAAAAATATATTGCCCCTCGTATTCAAAAACATGATATTGCGGTGCATTGACCCAAGGGAAGGGGCAGAGATTTGCATGGAATCGGTGCATTCAATGCCAGGGCAAGGGGTTGCTAGTAGTTTTCAGTTTGGCAGGGCTGTAGGTGTCATTAGTGCAGTCGCTGAGTTAACTAATTACCCTTTCCACTTGGTAACCCCTCAGAAATGGAAAAAGTATTTTCACTTGACAAGCGATAAAAATGAAAGCCTAGACTTAGCCCGATCATTTTGGCCTGAAGCAAAACTCACCAGAAAGAAAGATGGAAACCGGGCCGAAGCATTATTAATTGCACTATATTGGCGTGAGCAGATTAATGGCAAAACAGATTAAACCAGGGGCAAGATATACAACCCTAGATTTAAGCGCAGAGCAAAGGTTAATTCTGGAAACCTTGGGAAATGGAAACCTAAACCAAGGCGGGAAAATTGCGATTGACTGGGCAGCACACTTTTTTAACTGTGGCCTTGACCCTGAAATGAACCTAAATTTTGTGGGCCTTGTCACCACACTACCAGGGCAGGATGATGATTGACAACAAAAGGGCTTGGCAAAGGGCTTAAAATGGCTTTTAAGGGGCTTTTTTTGGTCAACCCAATGCACCCTACATGGTAGGGCTTGCAAGGGCTTAAAAGTGGGCAAGAAAAAACCCGCACTTGGCGGGTCTAGGTTAGTGTGTGCTGACTTTTAGATTTTATATTCCATAATTTTATTGGCGATTTCTTGTAATTGAACATGGTCTAAATTTAATTGTGAGCCATGCAAGTATCTGTGAAGACACCTTTTGTCGGATTCTGTAAGACATGGAAAATCCATCGCTACATACAATGCATTTCCATAATATGACTCATTCAAAGCGGTTTTGATTAATTCGTCAGCTATTTTGATGTTCGTATATTTCATTTCAAAGCCTTTCAATTTTAAAATAATGGTTGAGTGGGTTCTATGTTGAATGGGCTGGTTGTCCATTCCATTTGCTGACAAGCGTCCGCATGATCGATATATCCTGCATCAGCGCAGAATTCATCAAGCACATCATTGAGTGAATGAGAATTAGACTCAAAAATGGTAGGGGTGCCGTTATCAGTCCAAATGTAATATTCAATTTTTGGTTTTTCGGTGGTTTTTTGTAATGATGTGAAGTCTTCACAAATTGACATGGCATTGTTGATTTCTTGCATGAGTTGGGTTTCTTGGTCTTCAGTCATGCCCATGTCTCGCAATTCCATCATGGGCATATCCCCTTCTTGAATTAAATGAGAATATGGCAGCGTTTCAATTCCCCAAGGGCCAAAAATAATATCGTCAACTCTGATGTCAAAACAAAACCCTGTTTCATCAATTGATTCCAAAGTGACAAAACTGCATTTCTGCATAATTTTGTCGTTGATTTCTTTAATCTGTTTATTCATAAAAGCCTTTCAAGTGAGTTTTTTTCTAGTCAAAATGCGGAGAATTAGCGCCAAGGTTGCGTATATCAAGGGTTTTCCCCTATCATCTTCAATGCTTGGGCTTTGCATCGATTTACCTGGGTTTTGGTTAGCCCTTGGGCTATTTGCATGGCAAGGGTCGAAGCTTGGGCAGCTTTATCGTCACTGGGTGCAATAATAGCTAAAACAAGGGCTTGGGTTAGTGCTTGGGATTGTGTCATTGATTGACCTCTTCAGGGTTCATAATCCCACAAAACTCGGATATAACTGCATCATACCCAGCCCTATATTCGGCATAATACCGATCCATAAATGGGTTATTAGGTTCGAATTCCCCATATAACCCATGATAAAACCCAAGGGCATATGCTGCCCGTTTGTCTAATGTAATTTGATCCATGATTAACCCCACAATCCAATGATTAACCAAAGGGCAGCAAAACACCCGCAACACACCCAGCACACAATTTTATCGATTGATTCCATAAGCACACCTATTGAACCCCGGAAAATGCCGGGAAACATCCTAAACACAGCGTATAGGCCAAAGCACACCCCGTAGGATGTGCTTCAGTTTATGCACTAATTAGATATTGCAACATCCGCAGCATGGCGCATCAATACAGCGGCCCCCCTTGTTTTGATAATAATCTTTACCCGCTACATTGAAAACGTGCGAGATATATCCCGGTTTTGTTGCTGTACGCTGTGCAAAGTAAACACCCATATCGTCATGTTCGCATAACCAAGCTTTGCGGGTGGATGTGTCGAATTTAATGGTGTCTCCCGGGTAAATAGGCGAACCCGACACACTACAGCGGCCCGGGTATTTTGCAGCCATTATTTTTTGCATGATGATGCCCCTTTATAGTAGGCCCGGACATTATCCCGGTGTTGCTGTGCTTGTTCTTTTGTATCGAATCGGCCCCCTATTGGGGTTTGATGTGGCCCTCTGACAATGAACCAGCCCCCCAATAATTTAT